GGCGGCAGCAGCTAACGAGGCGGCAGAGGCGGCGGAGGGCGCGGAAAACGTTAATATCTCCGCTACGCAAACGACAACAGGAGCGGACATTACCGTTACCAACCGAGAGGGAGAACAAACGACCGTACATATTGACACGCTTACAGCGGTTAATACCTGGGAGGATATTAAAAACGCCGTCCGCCTCGGACTCGGAGAAAAACTCTTTCCCGTTGGTTACGAGTTTGCCACCCTCGACGCTGATACTACGCAAAATATTATATGGGTTGTGAGGGCGCACGACCACCATACAGCGGCAAATAATAAGCTCACGCATACAATGACGCTTGAAACAAAGAACGTTCACAGCTTGTCGAGCGGGGCGCAAAAGGCGGTACAGTACGACGCGACCGAGGCTTTTTATTTTGCGGAGCTCGGACTCGCGGCGGGCACTTATAACATCACGATTGCAAATCAAGCCTGGTACACCGCCGACAACGGCAAAACGTTTCAATTTGAGCTTACAAAGGCGCTCCCCGTGGGCGGTCAGCTCGTATTTGCTATGACCTATAACGCTACCCTCGAGGGCAAAAGCGTAAAAAGCTATGCAAATAAGACTACGACAACGGCACTTGAAACCGTTACTCTTACGGAGGGCTCCGAGGGTACAAGCCTCGGTACAACGAACGGGAGCAGCCCTAACGTAAACCATATGCACCGCGCTATTTTCGGCAGCAATAACTACGCTCAATCCGCCGTCCGTCAATGGCTTAATAGCGCCGCCGTAGCGGGCTCGGTGTGGACTCCCACTAACGTATTTGACCGTCCCGCGTCCTGGGCGACAAGCTATAACGGTTTTATGCACGGTTTGCCCGCTGACTTCCTGGCGGTTGTGCAGCCCGCCGTACTTGCTTGCCGTACAAATTCGCTGTTTGAGGTTGAAAGCCTCGACGGTACGGCTTTTGCTATCAATCAACTTTACAGCCTTAAAGCGGATAAGTTTTTCCTACTCTCCCGCCCCGAGATTTTCGGGGACTGGGACAGCGCAAGCTACAAAGACGGTACGCAGCTCGAATATTATAACGGATTGACGGCGACCGAGCGTATCAAACGCGACGCGGCGGGTACGGCGCGTTACGCTTGGTTGCGTTCTCCTAACCCGTCCGGCGCGTACCACGCGCGCATTGTCTCCTCCTCGGGCGAAGTGAGCGGCAGCAATGCGTACGTCGGTTACGGCGTAGCCCCCGCTTGTATAATCGCATAATCGCAAATCCGCCTCGGTAGAGGCGGGAAAAGCGATTAAAAGGAGGTTTTTATATGAGTGTGCGAAAAGGCGACCGCGGCGAGGGAAAGCTGCAAGTGCTTAACAAAGCGCGGGAGCTCAAGAAATACACCCTCGGGCTGATAAAATCGGAGAAACATTTTCCAAAGTCTACACGGTGGATATATGCCTCTCCGATAGTAAACGAAATACGGGAGGCGTGCGTATGTATTCGGCACGCAAACTCCGTATTTGTAACAAACGACGAGGAGTACACATACCGCCGAATGGAGCAAGTCAAGGCGCACGCGCACCTCGACGCGCTTTTAGACCTGGCGGACGACGCATACGACGCGGGCTACATATCGGGAAATCAAGTAGAGTATTGGACGGGCTTAATACTCAAAACCGACGACCTCTTGAAAGCCTGGATTAAGTCGGATAAAGAAAAATATCAAAAATAAAGCATAGGGCGGTTGCTATATTTGCGGTACGGCGCGTAACGCTTGGTTGCGTTCTCCTAACCCGTCCAACGCGAACAACGCGCGCATTGTCAACTCCTCGGGCGAAGTGAACAACAACAATGCGTACAACGGTAACGGCGTAGCCCCCGATTGTGGGATTAGTCAGTATTCAAGTAGTCGAAAGACCAAAGCAGCACAGCTCACACAAGGAGCGACCGTCCTAACTCCGAAAGGAGGAAATATTGCGGGCGACAAAGGTACCTCGCGGGGTAGTCCTTTTATATGCGTCCGCTTTTCTTATGGCATACGAGCAAGTAATTTCCTTTGATAATCTGTATAAAGGCTTAAAAGAGAGCTGCCGTAATATCCGTTGGAAAGATAGTACCGTAGGATATGAGGGTAACGCGCTTAAAAATACCTATCGTTTGCGGCAAACGCTGCTTAACGGTACGTACAAAATAGACCGATACCAACATTTCACGATATACGAGCCGAAACGTCGGGACATTGTAGCCACAAGGTTAAAAGACCGACAATTTCAGCGTTCGCTCTGCGACAACGGCTTTTATGAGCAAATTACAAAATCCTTTATAACGGATAATTGCGCTTGCCTCAAGGGGCGCGGCGTAGACTATACGCTAAACCGTATGACCGCACATTTGCGGCGGTATTATATCGCGCACGGTTGCGACGGTTGGGTGCTTAAATGTGATATACGGCATTATTTCCAAAGCATACGGCACGACGTAGCAAAGGCGGCAATACGCAAGCGGGTTACAGATACTCAAATTGCGGAGCGGGCTTGCGAAATTGTGGACTCTTTCGGAAAAATCGGGTTAGGGCTCGGCTCCCAGGTATCGCAGCTTGTAGCTCTCGCCGTCCTGGACAACCTCGACCATTTCATAAAGGAGCGGTTGAGAATAAAGCATTATATCCGATATATGGACGACTTTATTTTAGTACACGAGGACAAAGAGTATTTGCGGCAATGCAAAAAGGAAATCGAGGCGCGCCTATTCGCCCTCGGCTTACAGCTCAACGATAAAACGGCGCTTTACCCATTGCGCCAGGGAGTAAAGCTCCTACAATGGCGGTTTATCGTTACCGATACGGGCGCGATAATCCGTAAAATGGGTAAAAAGAAACAAGGCACGCAGCGCCGCAAGCTCAAAAAGCTATATGCAAAAGAGCTCCGCGGAGAGTATGCGCCAGGGACGGCGCACGAGTCGCTCGTTTCCTGGCTTGCAAATGCCGCCCGCGGAGATACTTACCACGAGCGGCTCAAAATGATAAATTATTTTAAGAATATGGAGGCTACATACAATGCAAGAGAATATCTATAAAAGACTCGCACAGGCGGAGGCAATGGCAGCGGCGCAGAAAGCGGAAACAATGGAGGTACTGCAAGCGGCATATAAACGAGCTTGCGAGGAACTCAACGAGGAGGACGCGGCAGCGTTTGCCCGCAAAATCCGCGATAAACTCCTTAACGAAACCGATAGCCACGTAGCTCTCGACCGCTTTAATATCAGCGTGCCGAGCGGAACCTCTTTTACCGCCTGGCTTTCGTTCTTAAAATCGCTCGGAGAAATTATTACGGGAGCCTGGGCAATATATCGTCAGGCGCTCCGCGACCTCCCCGAACAAGAGGGCTTTCCGTTTAATGTTACTTTCCCCGCCCCTCCCGAGGTTGAGAACGACGGGACAGAGGGCGAGTAATGGGAAATTATGAGCTTATAGAGGAGCTTTGCAGCGTGGCAAGGCTGCAAGCGGATATTATACAAAAGCAAGCCGAGACTATCGCTCAAGCAGAAATCGCCGAAAGCGTAGCGGCTGACCTTGCCGAAATGAGAAAACAGGCAGCGGACACTCTCGCCCGCTGCGAAAAAGAGCTTTAAGGAGGCGGAGGCTATGTTAGATACGTTTATATCCTGGCTTATACCGTTTCTTTGCGGCGGTGCCGTAACCTTTGCGGGCACTATGCTAATTAAGCTCAAGGCAATTAAAAACGGCTTACAATGCCTTTTGCGAGCTGAAATAATCCGCTCGTACGATAAGTATACCGAGCGCGGTTATTGTCCTCTTTATGCAAAAGAGGCACTCACACGGGCATATAAAGCATATCACGCCCTCGGCGGTAATGACGTAGCGACAGAATTATATCACGATATTATGGAGCTGCCGACAGAGCCGCACAAGGAGCAAACCGAGAAAGGAGGAAAATAATACAATGGAGAAAAAGAAAGTATCGGTTGAAACCGTAGTACGTACTATTGTGCTTGTAGTAACGCTGCTCAACCAGGTTTTAACTATGCTCGGCAAAAACCCGCTGCCCTTTGCAGAGGACGAGCTGTACTCTATGCTCACGGCTG